GGACTTGAAACCAGCACCTGAGGGAATTCACACTACACGTGAAGGTCTTAAACTTTATGTGAACAGTGAATCCAAGATTGTAAAGATTGAATCTGCATCAAGTGTAGAGGAATCTGAAACAGAAGAAGAGGTAGAAACAACAAGTGATATGATGTCATCCGCAGTCCTTACTGATGGAACAAAGATTGAAACTGATGAAGATGGTGAATTCAAAGTTGGTCAACAACTTTACGTCATCACTGAAGCAGGAGAAAAGGTAAGCGCACCAGAAGGTGAACATACCACAGAATCAGGAATCACAATTGTGACTGATGGTGAAGGTAAAATCACTGGTGTTAAATACCCCGATTCAACAGGTGAAGGGTCTTTAGGTGAAGACAAAAACGAAATGAAAAAAATGAAGGAAGCGATGTCAGAAATGATTGGTCTTCTTACAGAACTGAACAAGTTCAAAACGGATTTTGAATCCATTAAAAAAGATTTTGAGGAATTCAAAAAACAACCTGATAGACAACCTGTAGTAAAGACAAACTTTGCTAAAGAAAATATTATGGATTGGAAATTAGAATTACTTAAGAACTCAAAAAAATAAAAAATAAAAATAAAAAAATAATTAAACAACAACATTAAAATTATGGAAAATAATAAGAAAAAAATGGAGTTCAATTATGATTTAACAGCGTTGCCCGAATACAACTCATACGGCTCAGAAATGTTGATTAAATCATTCTTAGGACTTACTTTACCACGTTATTCATCGGTAAAACCCAATTTAAAAGGAACAACTGAAAAAGTTGGTTTTTTAACTGATGATGTATTTTTGCAGGATTTGTCGTGCGGGTTTACACCAAGCGGCACAACTACTCAAGATTTAGTAACTATTGACCTTTGCAATAAGAAGATGAACATGCAGCTTTGTGCTTACGATTTGTATGATACCTACCTGTCACAATATTTATCTAATTCTAATTTCCAAGAGGCAGTTCCATTTGAACAGGCTATCTTAGAAGACATTAGCAATCGTGTATCTAACGAGATTGAAATTCAATTGTGGAGAAATACTACCGCGACTGGTGCTACTCAATATAACTCACAGTGTTTCAACGGTATGACCGCTTTAATTACTACAGGAAACGGTGCTAACAGAATCGCATATACAGCAGCTACGCCAACCAATGGTTTGGACGTATTTACTACATATTATCAAAATATTAGCGAGAATTTGTTACACAGAAATGACCTTGTAATTTATTGTTCTTACTCAGATTACCGCGCGTTAATTGCGAGCATGCGTAACAACTCATTTATCAACTTGTTTGTTGACCCGACATCTGTTGGAACTGACACTCAAGATTGGTCAATTATGTTACCTGGTAGTAACTGTCGTGTAATCCCAACTCAGGGTCTTACAGGTCAGAACAAGGTATACGCAGGTGCTGCATCATACGTAATGGTTGGTATGAACCAGGAAATGTTCACAACTCGTAGCATGTATGACCCGTTTGAGGACATAATTAAGCTAAATTTACACGCTACTTACGGTGTAGGTGTATTTGATATTTCATCTTGGTTAGTAGCAAACTAATCATATAAACTATTAGCTAAATAATAATAAGAAATATGAGCTGCTATATTGAAAATGGATTCTCCTTGGACTGTAGAAACGCATCCACTGGGGGCATTAAAGAAATGTATATTCTTGGAGCATCAGGAAATACAATTTCAGGTTGGACATCAAATAATGACGACCAAATTACATCAATATCGGGCGCAGGCGTATTCTACAAATTTGAATTGGTTAAACAGAGTTCTTCATTCAGTGAAGCGATTTCTGTAAACACAACCAGTCAATCTGTAACGTTTGAACCGACATTAACTATAAATCTTCCGAAGATGAACACTACGTTAAGAAACTTATTCCAAAACTTGGTAAGTCAACAAAATGTGTTTGGAATTATCAAGGACAACAACAATCGCTGGTGGAGTTTTGCGTTCACCAATGGAGGCTTGGTAACAGCGGGAACGTTGCAAACAGGACAATTGTATAACGATTTGAACGGCGTTTCAGCGTTAACAATTTTGGGAGGTGAACCAAACGCAACACAGGAAATCGTTGTTCCAAACGATAACCTTGCAGGTATCTTAACAGGTATTACTGTATCACAATAATTAAAAAAACAAAAGGGGAGTTTCCACGTGGAACTCCCTTTTATAGCCAAGAAAAAAATACAAACACAATGGAGTGGAACGGAAGAAAAATTAGACCTGCAGGTAATGTAATTAAAGCTAAAGAATTTGATTTTCAAGATGCATTAAAACCTTTGGGTGAAAAAAGAAATAATGGTTTTGTATGGGTTCCTGGTGGTCAATTCGGTAGTGTTCAATCACCTGAAACATCACCACAACCTACACCTTCTATTACCCCTACAATTACTTTAACTCCAAGTATTACACCGACTAATACTCAGACCCCGACTAACACTCCTACACCGACTATTAGTTTAACACCGAGTATTACTCCTACAATCAGTTTAACACCGACTTTAACACCTACGAATACTCAGACACCAACTATTAGTTTAACACCAAGTTTAACACCAAGTATCACACCTACTCAATCATCAATTCCAAGTGGAACAACTGAAGCAAATGCTTACTTATCTGCTGTGGTTTCTGCTGGTGGAACAGGTATTACATCTACAGTATCTGCTGCTACAACAACATTATTTACATCACTTGTTAGTAATAACTTATACAATAAGATTGAGGTAATGTATCCTATGTTAGGTGGAATATCTGGTTCAACAAGTATTGAAGGAAAAGGTAGAACAGCATTTAATATTACTTGGGTTAATGCAGGTATTCCAACAGATGGGTTAACATTTAATAGTTCTGGTGTAACAAGGAACGGAACAAATGTTGGTGCGGTAAGTGTTGGTTATGGTTCAACTAACTTTGATTGTAATGTTGACGCAACAATAATGTCTAATACATCTGTTTCACTTGGTTTTTACAATGGTAGTCAAGCTAATAACTCAAATGGGTTTATGGGAACAATTGAAAACTTTGCTGGAAATAGATTATTTGTTTTAACAAACTATACATCAGTTGATTGGTGGTCTGCGGGTAATGATACCTCAAGTTCTTTTACTTTAGGAACACTAAATAATAGAGGTATGTTTATACAGAACAGAAATAACAATACATCATCAAACTTATATCAAAATGGTTCTGTAATTACAACAAGCACACAAGCAGCGTCATCTGGATTACCTGCGGGTGTAATTACCTTATTAGGTATTTCACAAGCAAATGATACATTATGGGGTGGTGGGCCTGGTAGATGTCAATTCGCATTTATAGGTCAAGGTTTAACTGCGGGTGAAATATCAACTTTATCAACTATAATAAACACCTTCCAAACATCATTAGGTAAAAATACTTACTAATTTTAATGTATAATATTGGTGGTATATCCTTTGGTGAATATTATGTTAAAAGTGTTGAATTGGAATTAGATACTTGTGAACTAACAATAAAGGTGATATTTCACAAAGATAAAAAAAGAATTGAAAGAGAAAAACACTACAAGATAAAAACAGATTGTAATGTGGATATAAATAAGTTGATTGATAATTTAAGTGAGATATTAAAAAATGAGTAAGGTATTTTTAAGAAAACAATTTTCCAACTATCTTGGTGAAAATAGAGCATTAGATGATATTGTTGTTAGATTCATACAAGATGTATCACCATCTCCAACACCAACACCAGTCACTCCTACTCCAACGCCTACACCTTCTATTACCCCCACCAGTAGTCCAATACCTCTTACACCTACTCCAAGTATCACCCCGACTAATACACCTGCTATAAGTCCAAGTCCTACACCTACAAGTAGTCCTATACCTTTAACACCTACACCGAGTATTACACCAACAAGTAGTCCTGTTCCATCACCAACCCCAACAATTACCCCAACGGCAAGTCCTGTTGTTGCGGGACATAAATTACAAGCCGAAAACGCTGATTTCTTATTAGCGGAAAATGGAGACAACATAAATATAGAACATTAAAAAATATTAAAATGGCAAATACGAAAATTAGTCAATTACCTTCTTATACTGGCACCGCTGCGGATTTAAGATGGTTCGTAATGAATAACAGCGGTGAAACAGAAACCTTTAAGTATAGTGGATATTCAAGTCCATTTTTATCTACTGGAACAACAAATAAAGTAATTCAACCAGTAGAGGATAAAGCATTATTACAAATTGGTAGTGGAAACACCTTTAATGATTATAGTGGTTCTAATCTAAAAAATGCTATTGTTGTAGGTAATAGAAACAAAGTTGATGGTGCCTCTAATACACCAGTAATGGTTATTGGTAATGATTTAGATAGTCAGCAATTCGGTTCATACGCATTACACATAGGAAACGGACACTACGCATCAGGTTCTTACAATTTAAGTATTGGTGATAGTGGTATAGAAATGAACGGAAACTATGGTTTAATCATAGGACACTCGGGGGGTATTCAAGCACACAAATCTTGGGGAACAGACAACTATAATTTAGGACAATCAAACCAAACACAAGGTATTACTGGAGCATATACTTTTGGTAGAAATCATACAATATCAGGTGGTGAGTGGGGTGGTTTATTTGGTGGTAGTGATAATACTATTAGTTCATCAGGTAATTACAACTCAATAGTTGGTGGTGAATATAATAACTTAAATAATGTTGGATACGCATTTATCGGTGGTGGTAAGTTCAACATCTTATCAGGTGGAACAAACTACTCATCTATTATTGGTGGTTTAAGTAATGAAAACTATGGTAATTACTCTGGTATATTCAACGGAACATTAAACAAAATCAATAACCCTGCGACAGAACACTCAACCATTATTGGTTCTTATTCATCAACAACAGAAGGTGATTATTCACATATTTTCGGTGGATTGTATAACCAAATATTTAACCAAGAAGCGGTAATAGTTGGAGGACAATATAACATCATAAATAATGGAGCATCACAAGCAGAAATTATTGGTTCCAGAAATTGTATCATAAATGGAACAACAGCAGATAATACAATAATCAACTCTATTAGTAGTGTTATACCAAATGCTATTGATAGAGCAGTAATGTTAGGAACAAGTGGTAGGACTGCGACAACATCAAGTGCTACATTTGTGGAAAACTTGGTTGTATTCAATTACGCAGGATTAAACTTTGCTGATGATACTGCCGCTGCAGCAGGTGGAGTTGTATTAGGACAGGTATATCACAATAACGGAGCATTAAGAATTAGAATTGTATAAAACAAAATAGAAATGGTATATCTAAATCAGGGAATATTGAATCAAGCAGCGGTTGTAGCATCAAGAAATAAAACTCTTGTTAACCCTACATACCTATGGGCTATGCAACATAAGTTGAGTGGTCGTCAATGGAGGTTCATTCCTTATCGTATTATTCCTATGACTGATTATACACCAGGTTATGACCTGTTTTGTCTTACAGTGACAGACAGTCAACCTGAACATTTAACAGGGAATACATCGTGTGGTTTATGTGTTGTAGACCTATACCCTGGTGAGTATTACTTGAAAATTTACGAGCAAGTAAGTCCCACGAATCTAAACCCTGCGTTATCCCACGATGTGGTTAATGAAACAATTGTAAACGTTGTAGGAACAAATCAGAATGAACCCGTTACTTATGAGTCGGGTGATGATATATTTATCATATACAACGTTGATAATACACCTTAATTATGATTAAATTAGATACACTACAATTCGGAAACATTGATACCTCAACACGATTCCTTGAAAAAATAAACAGGGGAGATTTCTTTGTCCGTTGGGGGATTGATAATATGGAGATTGAACGATGGTTGGACTATGTTGATTTTTCACCTATCCATAAAGCTTGTATTTCTTCAAAGGTAGATAACCTCGCAGGTAGAGGATTCACAAACGATTATCAAATTAACTCCAAGGAAAGTATTAACGATGTTGTTAAACAGATGTTTTGGGAGTTTTTGGTGAGCGGTAATTTGTTCCTTGAGATTTTATGGAAGAACGACAGAAAAGATGGCATCGCAGGTTTCCACATTATCCCTTCAAAGTATATGAGAGCGGGAGCACCTGAACCAGGTGAGATTCGTTCAAACAAATGGTTGTATTGTGAAGATTGGGCAAATTTTAGATTGAAATCTGTGGGCGTGATTGAATTCCACGAATTTGACCCAAAGAATTTTGAGTCACGTCAGATTGTTCATATCCGTCAATATCAACCTGGTTATAGATTTTATGGTGTTCCAACTTATTTAAGTTCAATGTTGGATATTAGATTATCACACGCTATTTCTGCATTTAATCTTAGCAATATTATGAATGGCGCATCGCCATCTATGTTTATACATTTTCCTATGGATGCTCCTGACTCACAAAATGAACAGGAAGAAATCTTACGTAGATTAGAAGACAGGTATCGCGGAGCGCACAATGCGGGTAGAATCGTAGTCAGCTACGGAGAAACAGCACCAAAGATTGAACAAATCACCCCAACGATGCAGACAGGTGGTTATGCTGAGATATTTGGATTGGTTCGTGAGAACATCCTATCAGGGCACCAAATCGTTGACCCATCACTAATAGGCCTTCCATCACCTACAGGTTTTTCAAGTCAGTCAGACCAATTAAAGACCGCCTATCAATTGTTTATGAACACGACAATAATTCCAATGCAAGAGTTTGTTATCCGTGAGTTAAAACCTTTGATTCAATTAATTTATCCTGACCAACCAATAACATTAGAAATAGAACAAAACCAAATCATTAAAGATGAACTATAACGTATTATTAATTTCAGAACAGGAGCTAAAAAATAACACTCCCATTACAGAAAACGTTGACGTTTCCGAGCTAAGATTTAGCATTCAACAGAGTCAACAAATCTTCCTGCAAGAGACATTGGGCACAAATTTATTTGAGTTTATTTTGGATTTGGTAGAGACCAATCAAATTAATGATGTTGCGTATGTTAGGTATAAAGAACTGATTAGGAACTTTATTAGACCAATGTTGATTAGTTATTCTTACTACATTGCGCTTGATAATTTTTATATCAAATTTGTTAACATAGGTTTACAACAGTTCAGGTCAGAACAATCAAATCCAATTGATTTGAAGACCTTACAATACCTTAAGAACAATGCGAGGGATAACGCGCAGTTCAATGACAACTTGCTGCGTCGCCACTTGGTCTTTAATAACCAATGGTATCCTCAATACACCTTAGTAGAAAACAACGGACAATTGATTCCTGAGTTTCAGGGTGCATTCAAAACACCAATCACTTTACCAGGTGGTCACCAAATCTTGGGTAACTACGGTATTCGTGGAGGTAATGGTGTTTATGACTGTCCTTACCCCTGGTGGTATGGCGGACGTAGGTCAGGTGAGTAATTACAACTCTATTGTTGTATCAAAATCTGTATCTTCAGTAAACAACGTATAGTCAACATAGACGTTGTCATCATCATCGTGAATATCCCAAGTCCTAATGATGTATTCACGACCATCTTCCATTGTAACAAAGATACGTCTTGTTAAATCTGATTCACAATCAATTTCTTCAATGACACCTTCAATGTTTTTTTCTGTAAAGATTTGATTTACAACAACACCACAAAAGTGGTCATATGAGTTAAATTCGTTTGGTATAATTAGTGATTCCATATTTCAAATATAATTAATTTTTTTTTTATTACCTAATCATCTTGAAATTAATTCCTGATGTGATTGACTCAGGTGTATAAGATTCAAGTTCAGTTTGGATACGACCTTCCTGTGTTAACTTAGTCCAACGATTAAATGACTTACGTTTCCAATAGTTAATCAAGTTTTCCAAGTCATACTTGTTTGGTTCAGGTCTCTTTAGTTCCTCACCATTTAAGATATGTTCTTTTACATTTGTAAAACCAAAAGTAGACATATAGTAACGTTTCTGTTGTTTGGTCTCACATTTCGTTTTTAAGAACACTCTAAACTCATCGTGAAGGGTTTTATCATATACCTTAAGATGATTCATTAGAATTGAAATAACCTTGTTTAATTCACGTGATTTGGGTGAAGATGGTTTGGGGTCAACCAACATTCCCTTCCAATCAGGGTTTCCATAATGTTCACGACATTTGTTTCTTAATTCAAAGTAGATTTCATCAATGGGGGTCAACAAGTTTGTGGATTCAGTAAGACCCCTAAACTTAATGTAAGGTTCAAGTCCATCATACTGAGAATTGGTTTTTGTGTTTCCGTATAGTGACGTAGTTTCAAATACCAAAATGTTTGTTCCATATTTCTTATTAAACATTTCCCTAACCTCATTTGATATACAAACCAAAGACATAAGTTTTCCACCAAGATAGTTAAACCCAAATGGTTGAACAGGAACAATTGTTTGTCCGTTGTAGATATGGGGATTTACTTTATCCAATCGTAATGATTCACCAAAGTATTCGTTTCTTGGTTTAATAGAAGACACTGGTGATGATATCCTAACAAAACCAACCCAAGTATTGGTTGAACGTTCTTTAAGTCCTACAGTGAGTTTTCTACCGATTTGTGATTCAATGGGGAAGGACGCAATCTGTGTCGTTAGTTCAGTAAATTCTTTTGAATCTATTTCTACAAGTTCCAAGTCCATATCCATTGGATTCATTGTGTAATCATTGAACACACGACCATCCACTGGTTCCAATGTCATATTGTTAAGACGTTCAAGTTTCTTTTGTAGATAGTAATCTGTAATATCATTCAAACCTTCATAAAAGGATTTGAAACGATTCATCATTTGATAAACCTCTTCTTGTGTAAAGTGTAACTCCATAATACAAAGATAGTAAAAATTTTTGAATTGGCAATAGAAAAAATCCCCAATTAAGGGGATTATTTTTCATCGTCTAACCACCACGTTACACTTTAAGATTTTTCCTGTTTCTGTTGTTCTACTTACTTGTTCTTGTTGAACTGATAACATCAGAAACGAATTTGTTCTTACTGGTTCCCACTTAATCAAGTCATAAACCAATTGAACGTCTAACACTGTTTCATCACCTGTAATGGACGTATTGGTGTGTAGTTTACAATTCCATCCTGTGAGTAATTTTCCTTCTTCATAACTCCTCCAAATCAACGTTGGTTCAGTTACTACTTGACCAAATAAAAAGGTCTCTTTCTTATCAAATATATTTTCCATATTGTATTATTTAATTGTGTTGATGTGTTCGTCAATTTTCAAGAATGATTCACCCAATTGTTTTGAATAACCATTATGAATGTATTGTTCCATCATTGTAGAAATTTTGATTACATCACTCAAGTTTGGTTTCTTATCAACCAACTTAAAGTATTCAATCAAAGCATTGATTTGTGATTGTCTAACAATCAGTTCCTGTTTTTTATCTTCGTTGTTCTTCATATTATCTGTCTCCTAAGTGTTGTTCGTATGCTTCTCGTTCCATTTCAAGTTGTTGTTCTCTATACAACTCATACTGATAATCCTCATCACCATCTTGGTTACCAGGAAAATGTTTTACTATTTCATCAATAGTCATTTGTTCGTAGTTTCTTTTTGTGTATCCCATAGTTCAAATATAGTATAAATTTTTTTACCAGTCAAATTTTTTTGTAAATAAAATGGGAGACCGAAAACTCCCTTAAAGACCATCACAAACTCGGTTTTAATATCTTTATGAACCAATCTCCCAAATTTCACCACCATCAAATACC